CGGATCAGATCCGCGCGTTTTACCGTGCTAGCGGTGCCGAAGTCAACATCCCAGCTGCGAGGCGAGTCAAAGTTCTTAATGACTCGGGCAAGGCGCGCATCATTACCATTGCGCCCGCCGCATCCCTCGCCCTAAAGCCGCTGCACAAGGCCCTCTACAAGGGTCTTGTGCGTACCGGAGCGGTTCTAAGGGGGCCTCCCGCTGGGAGGGTGAAGAAAATTACTCAAGAGGACGGCATGGTCAACATTTCGGGCGACTATGAAGCTGCTACGGACAATATTAGCAGTGAAGTCACCCGTTGTGCCATTCGAGCCGTCTGCCAGCAGGCCAAGGTCCCATCCCATGTGGGTTGGACACTCGAGAGTTTCTTTGGGCCGGCCAGTTTCGAAAACACCGACGGAAAAAGGATCGGTGTGTGTAGAACAGGCCAGCTGATGGGAAACCTCGTGTCCTTCCCTTTACTCTGCTTGATCAACTTAGCAGGGGTGGTTGGGACCTTCGGTTTGGAGGAAACAAAAAAAATTATAAAAGAGGGCCGTCTCCTCATCAATGGGGATGACATTCTCCTGAGATGCCCTCAAAAAGATTACGAAAGGTGGGAGGCTATGTGCTCGGAATTGACCCTCAAGGTCAGTCGCACAAAGACTCTAGTTCACGCCCGCGTGAGTACCATCAACTCCTTTTTCTTCCTCGACGGTGTCCAGCAATGGATACTCCGGTCAAAGTCGTTCCTGTCCACTGAGGTGGACAAGGAGGAAGAGGGGGCTGTATGGAAGAGGAATGAGATCAGCCGTCTTAATGACGTCCTGCAAGAACATAGTGCAGGATTGTCAGCTGATCAGTACCTCGACCTCAACCGCGCCATCCAGGGGCTGTGGGCGAACCTCCCTAAAGGGGCTGCTCTCGGAGCAGCGACCAAAAGCCTTGTTAAAACCAGCAAGGTCCCTTGGAGAGACTACTTAACATACAACAAAAAAATAAAGATAACTGCCTCTGAGTCCCGCGTCCTCACATCAGCCGTACCAGAAGGCTTTGAGAGGACGTCCGAGAAACCACTGAGCTGGTCGAGCCGCTATGATCATAGAGCGGCATCCCAGATTGTCCAGTGGGCTCGATCTGTCAAGGCAGAGAAAACACCCCGACTTGTCCTGCGCCGTGAAGTCAGTCTCCCTCCGAGGATAATGCTCCTGGTGGATAACGGAAATGAATGGTTCCCTTGGGACCAAGATCCGAATCCACTGATTATCCGGGGAACTGGCGATCGAAGCGGGGTGGGGCGAAAAAAAGAAGAAAAAGGAGCAGTTTACTTCCGGAAGGCTCCGACTGGATTCGATCCCACGCAGACCTTAGCGTGGAGATTCCAGTCATTCGGCCATCTGGGGCTCGATGTGAAAAAAAAAAACCAAAA